ACAACACCTAGAGAAGCAGGTCAATACAAGAAACAATACTTTGCTGGTATGGAGGGGTCTAAAGATTTCTTTGATGAAGTAGTAAAGACTGTGACTGTAAGAGGCTGGATAAAGAATAGATACGGTAGGAAATACAGAATAAACCCTGACTTAGCATATAAAGGGGTAAATTACTTAGTACAAGGTACTAGTGCAGATATGTTGAGTGAACGTATGTTAGAAGTAGACCAATATCTTGATGCTAAGAAAAGCAATATTCTTTTACAAGTTCATGATGAGATTATATGTGAAATCCATGATTCAGAGCTTGAAGATGTACCCTATGCTATAAGAGATATATTACAAACTAATAGTTTAGACATACCATTACAAGTAGATATGGAAGTATGTAAGGGGTCGTGGGCAGTAAAGAAAGATTTAGGACCAACTACACTAGAAGATTATATTGACTGGGACTAAAAAACTGATAGAATATTAAGAAGAAAAGGAAAAAATGATGGAAAAAAGTACAAAAGCATACAGACGACCTATAGTTTGTTTAAATTATGGTAGCAAAAAAGATTGTGTACGATTTATTGCTTTTACAGATGCAAAAGAATGGGTTAATTTAAACCCTAAATTATGGATAAAAACAAAATTTACAGCCAATCTGCTTAGAAAGTATAAGCTTTGTAATAATTGTTTGGGGAATTACCTTAAAGAAGAAGTAGAATCAAAATCTCTTTTTTCTAAACTAGTAAGTTTGGTAAAAATATAAAATATGGGCAAATATAACGAAGATGCAATAATTAAAGAAATTAGTTTTTACGTAGATAATACGTATGACCAGCACTACAGCGAAGGTGAAGTACAGACTTTGGATTTTATTGAAGCCTGTGGTGATGCTAAGGCATTCTGTAGAAGTAATATTCTAAAGTATGCTTCAAGATATGATAAAAAAGGTACACCTAGAAAAGATATATTAAAAATAATACACTATGCAATGTTGTTATTGCATTTTCATGATAAGGAGACTAAGAATGAAAACTGAAATTAATCTTGATGACTTTAAAAAGGGCGTAATTGATGCCTCAAGATATATGTCAAGAGGAAATACTGATGATGAATTAAGTGACAAAAGGGATGAACAATCAATGAGACGCTATGTTTTAGAAATGGTGGGAAATGATGCTTCTACTTCTTATACAGAGGGTTTTACGTTTGGGGTGGCATTAAAAAAAGTTATTGAAACCGAAGAAGAAAAAGATATGGCTAGATTTCTCATGCAAGAGGGTGTCGAGCATTTGTTTGATGAACACATAATTTCTGAAATAAAAGCGGAAGACCAATCAACAGAAGAAGGGTTTTGGGATAATAGACCTGACATTGATAATTTATTAGATGACAAAGGAGAAAAAGAATGAAAGTACATGAGTGGAAAAAATCAAAAGCAGCTGGGGATAAAGGGGAAAAGATACTAATAAAGTTTCTTAATAAGCAAGATAAAATAAAAAGAGTTGTTGATTTGTCTAATAAGAAACAATATCAAGACAAAGATATTGATTTAGGTTTAGTTAGGGTTGGAGAAAACAATGAAGAAATAAAAGAAACAGCTGAGATAAAAACTGATTCAAGGTCAAATGATACAGGTAATGTGTTTTTTGAGACTCACAGTAATCTAGAGGCAAATACATTGGGATGCTTTCTAAAAACTGAAGCTGATTGGCTTTTGTATTACTGCGTCAATGAAAACTTTGTGTATGCGGCTCGTATGAAAGACCTGAAACCGTGGTTTTTAAAAAACTTAGCTATATTGGTATGGCGAGAACAAGAGAAGGAAAAGAAAAATGGACGATGACG